CCGCAAGTTGGAGTATCAGGATCTGGAGTAACGCAAGCATCACCTTGTCTTACTTGACCAGCAGGGCATGTGACATTATCAGGGACGCATACACCATTCACTTCTGTAGATCCTGTACCACAAACGATTGGAATCGGCTCGCATCCTCCTGAAGCATTACGTTGCTCACCGTCACCGCAAGGAACCTCTGGAGTTCCTCCACACTCTCCAGTTGAATGGTTGTAGTTCATGGCTACACCTGTTTCGGCGTAGCAAGCCGCTTCTGGAGAATTTGTAATATTGTTCAGAACATCTTCTCTGCTTTGAGTTCCACTCAAATCACGCATCCACCATGCTCTACCTCCCACACCTGCAGCATTGTCGGCGTCATCCCAGTCAGCACCAATTCCTCCGGTTCCAGAACTAGGGTCAAGACCTTGGATAGGTCTACCTAAAATTTCTTCATAAGTGTTAGCAAGCCAACCTTCATCGGTCGCATCAATCATCCGACTCACGTCGTCAATGCTATCTCCTCTCTTGAGATGATCTTTCCAATATTCTTTTCCATCCGCATCAGAAGCTCGACCTAGGTCGTTGTTATATAAGGCTTCAACTTTATCATCAGCCAAGTCATCGAATTCTACGGAGGCCCTGAAACTATCGGCTATTTGGTTGATATCCATCTCCCCAGAGTTCAGCCGATCTACCCAGTAATCCTTGCCATCTGCGTCAGAGCCCCTTTCCAATATTGTTGAATACAAATTCTCTATCTGATCAGCGTTGGAAGTGGATCCACCTCCGCCTCCACCACTTGAACTGCTTGTAGTTACGGATGCAGTAGAGCCTCCTCCACCACCGCCGCCTCCTCCTCCTCCGGAGCTTGCACTACTATTGTTCGACGTAGTAGTTATTGTATTGGCTGCTTTTGCTGCATTAGCTGCTTTGGCTGCTTGGAAAGAAGATGTATCTTTTACTCCTTTTGCAACACCGGCTGCTTTTCTATCTTTTGCTTCCTTGGATGCTGCAAAACTTGCCTTGACTTTTTCTGGAGTCATGGCTCCCGAACTGATTTGCTTAGACCAATACTCTTTACCACCAGAATCAGCAGCTCTACCAAATTCGGATTGGTAAAGATTATCTAGAAAAGCAGAAGTGTTAGCAGCAGAAGGCATGATTTAGAAGAACCCACCTTGGGCAAAGACATGAACACGAGTAGTAGAAGCAGGAGCCGTTAAAGCTTCTGACACTCCCACATATAACAAAGCACTAGATGGAACATATAAACCTGTGTTCTTCTTGTCAGTTTCACTCGGATAAGCTGCTACTGTTGCTGCAGGACTAGCCAANTTAGGAACAGGAATCGTTAAAGCAGGTAAGGCAATATTGACTCTGTCACCAGCAGCCACAGCACTAATGGCTCCACTCGCTACACATGCAGTGTTTGATGATGTTATAGCCGACGGAGTAGTCGCAGTACTCAGGAAAACAAGAACTATTTTTGCCGAAGTGCTTGCTTCGGTTGATATGATTGACAAACTATCAATAACAGCTCCGTCATTAGCAGAACAATCTACCAACACAGTACATCCCGCACTGGCAGGAGTATTGAAATTACTAGCTGTTGATAAAGCCGCTGTACCACCAATGATGGCAAAAGAATGNAATGGNCTGTCGACCAAAAGCGGCATCTTATTTGAACTTGTGCTGGCCATTGAATACCTCGTCTATATAGATTTTATAGGTTTTNAAAAGGAACCTACATGCCAGGACCGGCAGGAGCCCAACCAAGATGGCTACCTGGCTTTCCTGCTGGGATATTTCTTTGAGGACCACTATGCATTAAGCCTAAAGCAGTACTCATTCCTCTTGATTCTGTAGTCCTAGGACTAGTAGGTTTTCCAGAATGCAAGCGAACAGGAGGGGCATCGAAAGAAGGATCTCTCTTCCATCTTGGTTGAGATCCATGAACAGGACAATCACAGCTTTTTCCTTTCGTCCCTTTTTTACACTTGCAAGGTTTCTTCTTCACTGCCATCTACTTATCCTTACCCATTATCTTGTTACCCAAACCAGATCTTGTATCATGTCTGAAATATTTAAGAGGATCGGATCCGTCAACAGCCGTATAGTAATCCCCTATTGCCTGTATCTTGTATTGGTTAACTAAATCATTAGCAGGATTATCTACGTTGCCATCTAATCCGTTGATATTAGCAGGTTCAACCCCCGCCGCATTGTTAATAGTTAATGCAGAAGTAGGTTGCATATTATCAGTTCCAATTCCAGTAGCCCCCTCAAATCCTCCTGTTTGGTTTGAGTGAGTTATTCTCTGAGAAAAATTACTAACAGCATTAAATCCTTTTGTATTAGGTTGTCCTCCTACTTCCAATCCACTCACAGGTTGAACGCTGTCCACAGACCTTGTGCCTTCTTGCTGATTTTCTGCCGTTGCTTGAGTTTGTCCTCCTACACCAACCATACCTAACATGCTTTGCTCTAGAGTCTGACTTCCAGCATTGCCTAGGGCTTCAGCTTTTGCTGATGCATATCTAGCATCTTTATCGTTAATTGTATATTTAGAACCTCTGTTGTTAGATGCCAACCAATCACGATGTCCTAACTGTGTCTGCCATCTCTGTTCATCAGTAAATGCACCTGAAACAGCAGCAGGACTATTTGCTGTGGCATCTAGCCACGCTTGTCTGCCACCATCGTCTACAGAATTAATAGATGTAACAGAGTTATTATCTTTCTTTTCATTTGTGTTATTCAGACCTACAGGTGCTACTAAACCACGGTCGGTGTAATATTTTTGATTCTCTTGCTTCAATGCCCAAGGATGTCCTTCTTCCTTTAATCTCTCTAGTTTGTTTAGTTGGTCTTGACGCTTTATCTCTTCATGTTTTTTTAGATGTCCACCAGGACCATACATCATTCTTTGATCATTCCAACCTTGATTCAAGAAATTCCTGATTCCCTTATATCCTTCTTGGTTCAACCACGCTTCATTTGAGTCATTAACAGCACTCCAATCTTTGGGTGCCACTTTGTCTGGCCCTAAAAAACCTTGCTGCCAAAAAGGATTCCGATCTAAATTTCTTTTGGTGTTTTTGTTACCTTGACCCACGAATCATTACCTCCAGTTTTGTGATCCAACAGCTTGAGCTATCCGTGTGCCGACAGCAGTATCTGCTGGACCTTTGATAGCCATGATGAACTCTGACCCTGCTCGATCAAAGGCATATCGTCTAACTTCATCTCTACGATAGTTGGCTACGTAAAGAGTTTCAGCTAGTCGATCCACTTCTCTTAAGTATATCTCTCTGTAGTCTTTGTCAGCCTTGATAGGATCTGATTGGTAAATAGCACGATCCGTGTCACCAGTAATCCTTTCAATCCTGCTTGGTTGAGGTTGTGTCTCAACTCTGAACACTTGAGAAACCCTGTAAGCTTTGTCACAACGGTCTAGATGTTCAACGACTCGTGAATAGAAATAACTATCTGGAATACGTGCAACCGCTTCTTCAAGACGAGCAATATCTCCAGCAGGGAGATTAGCACCTGTGTTGTAACCGAGGTGAAACCGACATCGGCTTTTGTCGTAGTCGTTTAATTCCAATAGCTATTCAGCTTATCTCTTTCTTATTGTAGATAAATCAAATCGTTCTTAAAAACTTCGTCCCAATCCACACGACTAATCTTTCTGAGTTGCTCTAGATTTTTAAATCTCTCCCCAGGTAAAGACAGTCTTAATTCAACAATCTTTTTAGCAGTGGCGTAACCTACACCTTTAACTGTCTTCGCAATCCCCTCTGCAGTGGCAAGATTCAAATTCAATCTGTTATCTGCGGGGATAACTGTTTCAGGTAGCTTGTCCTCGTCCTCCTTGTCAGGCATAGGCTCTATTTTTGTTCCTGTCTTACCTTTTCCTGGTTCATAAGACTCAAGGTCGGCTAATGCTACATATTGGACAACACCTGCAGCATTCTTTACCTGAGCCCATTCCTTGTCATGTCGAGCAATGAACTCCACAATCTGACCATTCTTTTGATTTTGGTATAACGCCATAGCAATAAAAAAGAGGCACCCTTTTAAAGATGCCTCCATCATAGGGACAAACAGAAGTTTTAGCTTCTATTTATGTCTCTGTTATGAAAGGAATGAATGTTGACTCGACATCAGGTACATCATCTTCGACGAAGTAAGCAACTTCAACGATGATTGGTGTACCACCAGCAGCAGTAGAAGATAGGTTACTACCTGTACCGTTACCAGCCGCATTACGTACATAGACCTTGAGAGTCTCTGCACCAGCAAGCGTCTTAGCCTCAACTTCTCCTTTACTTGCAGAAGTAGGAGCAATAGTTGTAAGAGCAACTGCGATTGTTGGAGTAGAAACTACTGTTGTGCTGATTGTGTCAGCAGCAGAAGCAGCAGCATCTTTAACTGCAATGGTGTCGGTGTTAGTACCAACGAGTCCAGAAGTTGCAGTTCCAACGCCTTTATCTTTCCTCATGTCAGGAACACGAATACCAACGTGGTATACGTTTGCACCTGCAGGGAGAGTTAGACCTGTGATGTTCGCACGGACTTTGTCGTCCCCACGTAGGTCTGGACTTGGAATAGTTACAGCAAACTCGGTGCCACCTGTGGAGTCAACGAGAGCATAACCAATTTTTTGGTAGTACTGTCTACCAGGGATAGCCACTACTGGCTGACCTTGATAACTACTGAGTGTTGTAACCCAGTTTCCAGGGAAAATCTTTTTAGCCATTGTTATTAGTTACCTCCTCAATATACGAATGAGTAAGCAACAGTTATGAAGTCCTTATTAAGGATTTCAAAACCAGCAAAAAGGGACCAGATCATAATGATGAAGCGTGAAAAGTCATCATTATTATTTAATAAAATCTGGGCATTATTGCCACCAATACCAACACCAACTGCCTGAGGTCCGAAGAATAACATTGGAGCAATGTTGTAATCTGCAGCACCAGCGGCAGCTACAGGAACAGTTGCGTTAATAGTCTTCTCTGGTAAGTTGGTTGATTCGAACCATCTTACGCCCTCAAACAAAAATCCGGTTGGCATCACCGGTTGACCAGCTACGAAACCAGCTTGTCCATAAGCTGGACCCATACCTTGGAAGAAGTTAGCATTAGGTGCTTGCTCAGGAGACATAGGATTAACCATGCCGTTTCCTGCATAACGAGCAATCTCTCTAAATGCGTCGTTCTGTCTGAGATGCATCATTGCTGTTGGATCAGCAATACATCTGTAGTACCCATCAGAGAATGTAGGGACGTTGCGCTTACGCATGTCCTTAACAACCTGAAGAAGGTCAGTCTTTACGTCGAACTTAGCTGAGATGCCTGCACCATATGTAAAGAATGGAGCTGCTGCGGCTTTAGCTGAACCACCTGGGAAGTAGTAACCACCCTGGCTGTCAGATGCGTTTCCGTTAGCTTCTGCTTTAAATAGCTCGTCTGCGAAAACTCTGTCACGCCAACGTCTGTAGTCATCTAGAAGGGTAAGACTACCTATACTCTGATGAAAAACGTTGAGGTTGCCGGTATCTAGTAGCAATCTCTGTGCTGTTAGCAATGTCTCACGAGCAACCTTGAAGGTTGAAGGAGAAGTTGCATCGGTAGGATCTGCAGGACCTGTATACTCTTTCAAGTTGACAAGTACTTTATCCTTAACGATATTTCTGCTAGATGCTGTGCCTAGTGTCTGATCTGCTGTACGCTCTCTGGAATCCTTATTACCAGGATTTCCCCAGAAGCGATATCTATCGAGCTGGACCGTTTGTCCGGGCTGTTTAGCAAAATCGTGTACCACTACAGGCTCTACAGCCATCTCGATGATATAACCGGGATGGGGCCTATAGAGCTCAGCGCCTAACAGTTTTGGGAAATCATTATCAATCCACATTTGGGATTTCTAACTCCGAAAACTTATAGAACAAAAAACACGACATATGGCGTGTTATTAACTACTATAGATACATCCTATAGGGAGAAACATTGGACGCTACAGACGTTCGAGGATTGCTTGGATTACTGTTAGGAGATGGCAGCTTAGTTCCATATCGTACTCCTGGCGGTGGTTATATTCAATTAACCTTAACTGCGGGTGCATCTGAATCTGCTTTTTTAGAAGAAAAAGTAGACGAATTTCGCACTTTTATAAAAACTAAAGCTCAAATTGTTCCCTACAGAACGACGCCACGAGCTAACGGGAAGACAACTCCGATACTGAGATTCAGGGTGTCAACCAATAAGTTGAGACCAATTTACAACCTTTTATACCCCATAGGGGAAAGACAAATCACTCATACAACATTAGATCTATTAGGTGCCCAAGCTGCGGCGTGGTTATGGGCTGAAGGTGTCAAGATCCGTCAAGATCAATCAGCGTTGCTAGGAAGAGTTGGAAGCACTAGTGAAGAGACCTTGCTGATTGCATCTTGGCTCGAAATGTTAACAGGAGCAAAATCTAAGCTCGAAGATAACTACGTCAAACCTAGGCTTAGCTTTTCACCTGAAGATTCCGTGAAGATACAAGAAGCCTTAAAGCAATATGCCCCTCATACCAGAAAACACCTATTCCAAGGAGATCAATGGAATGTCAGTGCCATTCGTAGTTCACGCACTGAGTTGCAGTTTAGGCAAAGGTCGGATCAGTCTCAAGGGGAAGAAGAAACGCCCTTGGTTAGAAGTATCCAGATCTGAAGCAGATAGAAATTTCTTGCGATGGCAATTCAATTTATTGAAGAAACTCCATGAAGGACCTATCGATTATTTTGAGGATCGAATAGCAACTAATGGCTTTTACGACTTAGAAAGATTTCGTTTTCATGGGGAGAATCTTTATAAGGTCTATGAACTCCTGTATCCAAGGGATCAACGATACATATCGCTCGATGTCCTGCATATAACAGGAGAACAAGGATTAGCAATGCTGTGGTTTGACCAAGGAAGGGTTAAAGGCAGGAGAGGTTCTCTTCGAGGAAGGTATTCTCCTCAGGAATACCAAAACATCGCAGACTACTTGAATTCCATAGATATACAAGCTACTCCTCACTCCAACCAACTCACGACCATCGAGATCTGCTTATCAAGGGCAGGGCTAGATAAGCTGTTACAAATAATTACCCCATTATTACCTAAAGGTAGTTACAGTAAGGTGTCCCGAAGTAGAACTACGTCAAGGACACTATCTCTGCCAGGGGCTTAGGTTTTTGTAGTTTCCTTAAGCCACTAAACGACGAATATGCGTCTAGCTAACGTGTACCGCACCTGGCTTTTTATTTTCACCTAAACTAGAGTCGAGTCTTACCTTTTTTAACAAGTGACTTCAGTCACTGATTCAATTAATAAACTTACGGGTGCTTACGGCGGTAGCGATAAGACTTCGGGATCTTTTTTACGACCTGAGCATGTTAAATATAATTCCTTCTCCAAAGCAAAAGATCTAGGTCAAGTCGTTAATCTTAATACAACTATTACAGGTTCAGTTGGTTCCGAAGTAGGAGCTAACACTCTTTATTTCAAAGTTACCACTCTTGGAGAGTCAGATCTCCTTTTAACTAAGAATTTTATTCACAAATACAAAGACAAGTATATTACCGTCGGGATTTTGGATTCCGAAAGGAAACCTGTGCAAAGAAGTATCGAAGGTTTTGGATATGAGAATGAAATCCTCAATACGATTCCAAAGGAATCACAATTACAACTACCAAAAGGTACTTACTACTTCACTGTTAGCAATTCGCAATGGCAACAGCTCCCGTTTAGCCTAGGCATTCAAGTCATTAGGTATTTATTGCTTGATGGCAAGGCAGGGGGAGACTTAACGATGACTGGTCGTATCGGGCTGGTTAAGATGTTTGGTTTGGCGTCAGGAGCTACAAGTCCATCGTTAACTCTCTTACCTAAGAATCTCATTAAAGCTTTGGGAGGACAAGCAGACGGACAAGCTTTACCAACCCTAGAAGTAGCGATCTTAAGAGGTACAGCGACACTCAGTAACGCCTCTTATGGAAGAATGAAGGCTACATGGAGAATTGGTGGAACAGCTAGCGGAGAGAACTCTAATACGGCTACACTAAATGTTACGACCCCTGGTGGTGGCTATGGACCTTAAGTCTTGGCTACTGTCAGAATATAGATGAAGAACTAAAGCAAGCATGGCATTTTCTCAATATCTTGCAACCAAGATTCTGAGCTGGGTAAAGAACTCTAATTTCCCTTCTTCTCTCACCAACGTGTATGTAAGTCTGCATACTGCCGATCCTGGTACAGCGGGAGGAAATAACGACGTAACAGCTTCTGTTAGAGGAGTCGCTACTCGTGTAGGAATAGCAGCTACAGCGTTTAGCTCTGTAGGTGCAGCAAGTGGCGGTGGATATGAAATCACCAATTCAATGGTCAGCCAACAGACAACCAGTGCTGCAAATACTAGTCCTGTAACTATTTCTCATTTCGGATTATGGGATGCAAGCTCTGGTGGCAATTTCTTGGCTTCTGGAACCTTGACTACTAACGTTGAAATACAGCAAGGAGATACAGTGCAATTCAACAGTGGAGCGATGGCTGTAAAAGTCGTTTAACTACCTTAGTCCTACAAAGCGACCACCGTTTAAAATATCAATCGTAATAATACCAGCATCTTGTTCGTATTGGATGCCTCCTTGCCATCTCGATTTCAACCATCGATATAGATGGCAATTTTCATAGGCAACGGGATAAATATCTAGTGCCTTTCCTTGCTGATAAGCAGATTCAGACTCTCCTCCCATACCTCTGTTGAACGGTTCAGGTCTATAACCTCCTGCTATCCCTATAGGGCCATTCCAAGCCTCTCTAATAGCGTTAAATTCTCTTGAGAGTATCAATAGGTTCTTTTCTTCTTGACTGTCTGTCTCAGGAGATCTCCGAGGGTCATATTGTAAGATTTCTCCCACAGTCAAGTGTCTTCCTAGCGGATACTGCATATCATGCCAATCAATATCGTCCTTCTCTTCAGATATCTCTGATATGACTTCCCAATCAGGCATATAAGCCGCCCACTTCTCGTCTTTGCCTGATATCCATACCCAATTATGTAAATCATTAGGTATCTCTTGGACTTTCCAAATATCAATCACATCATCTTCTGCTACTGCTAATCTCGCTTGGTCAGACAACCATATTGGGTCTAAAGTTGCTTTCTTTAAGTAAGTATCTTTAGTTGCCTTGAAAGATAAGCCGTGAATGCTCTCTTGATTCCATAATTCACCCTCTACAACCCTCCTTTTCTTTAAAGCATCTGAGATCTGACCGTTAATAGTTGTATATTTCAGCAATGCACTACTGAATTCTTCGTATCGATGAGGATCTGATGCTCCTTCTATCAATATCTCCGTCAATTCTTGAAAATCAGGTGATCGATCAAAATCAGATCCTACATTCCACGCAAAACTCAGCAATGAAGCTTGTCTGCTCGAACCAAGTAAAGACCATCCTGGAATCCTCTTGGTCAGCTCCTGCAATTCGCTATTGATCAGGTCAATGGTGTACTGATAACAAATAGAAGGTCGACATACGTCGCCCATGCGGACTGGTTCCCCGTTCTGATACCGAGTCATCCCCGTGCAAATAGTAGGAACCCCTACAGGATTCAGATAAGCTTCTGTTTCACTTCCTTCAAACTTGCTGATCAGTCGAGCTGCTAGAGATGTCGTCTTTATTGGGATCGCCATAGATCATCGCAAAGCGTAATGTTGGTTGAGCCATAGGCTCTCTACCTTCTACCATTGAGATGGCAGTTTCTTCTGCTGCTTGTTGGCTGAATCCTTTAGATACAAGTAATTCGTAAGTAGATAAGAAAGAATCTAGCTTACTATCTTGAGTGTCAGCCTGATCAATTTCGACATCAAGACCATCTGACAAGGAACGATAAACATCACCACTGCCAGCTAGTCTCATGAGTCTACATTTATGTAGATATATTAATTATTATTGCAACAACTCGCAATTATAGTATTCCTTCTAGGAAATTAGGATCCTTTTGAGCCATCAAAGCTAGCTCAACTTTAGATTTAATTGGATCTAATCCTTGCCTAGTTTGTATCTCAATAATCTTGTGATTTAATAAATCATTTGCTGCTTTAGTAGCTGCAGAAGCTTCAGTTAGTTGCAATCCGGCTTCTCTAATAGCTGCTGTTTGCCCTTGAGTAGCAGCAGTAGATGCATTCATAGCTTCTTGCTGTACACCCTGCTGAGCAACTTGACTGCGCTGGTAAAGAGAGGGAGAATTTGGGCGATTATCTAAAGTCGCCGCAGGTAAATTAACGTTTTTTGGTAACAACATAAGTGGAGCCCCGCTAAGCGGGGCAGTAACTACTCGATTAGCCCACTGCAGGTGCAGTTAAAGCTACGTCGCTAGAGCTAGCAGAAGCTAAGTCTAGAGGGAAGTTGTGAGCATTACGCTCGTGCATTACTTCCATACCGAGATTGGCACGATTTAATACGTCACCCCAGGTTGGGACGACCTTACCACTTGAGTCTACAACCGATTGATTGAAGTTGAATCCGTTTAGGTTGAATGCCATGGTACAAATGCCCATAGATGTTAACCAAACACAGATAACAGGCCAAGAGGCAAGGAAGAAGTGAAGACTTCTACTGTTATTAAAACTTGCATATTGGAAGATCAAACGACCGAAGTAGCCATGAGCTGCAACGATGTTGTATGTTTCTTCTTCTTGACCGAACTTGTAGCCATAGTTCTGAGAGTCAAGTCCTGTTGTTTCACGAATAAGCGAAGATGTAACCAATGAGCCATGCATAGCACTAAACAAGGCACCGCCAAACATACCCGCCACGCCTGCCATGTGGAATGGATGCATGAGGATATTATGTTCCGCCTGAAAGACAAACATAAAGTTGAACGTGCCTGAAA